CGCATGCTCTTCTTACATCGTCTGCATCTATATATGTTGGCATTATTCCTCCTCTAGTTTGTTTTCGATTTTATCCAATGAATTTTGAATATGTATTAATCTCTCTTCTATTCTAGCTAATACCACATCATGATTGTTCGTGTGTTCTGATAATAATTTAACCTCATCCTCCATTTCATGGATCCCATCCATATTATATTGGACATCTGCTTGAACTGTTACAGCTGTTGTGACTATGCTTGCTATAATCGTGAAGATTGTAATTAAAAAAATAATCATCCCCATCCCTGTCTTGGTAATTATAAAGCTACCATTACCATCTGATTTTATTACCATCTATCTCCTGAACTTCCTTTTTAATCTCTTGCTTATGTCATCCCTGAAAGGTAACTCTTCCTTTGCTCTGACTGCTAGTTTTAATAATTCTACTGTTGGATAAACATGGACTATATCTCCTACAGTCTTTTTTCCAATTCCTTTAATCTTGATTAATTTTTCAAAGTATTTAACATCAATCTCTACTATTTTGTCTCCTGGATCCTCAACCTTTTCTGGTGTTGGTGCTATAATAGGTATCTCTTCAGCCTCTACATAAGGTGCAAATCCATACCTCAATCCAACTGATTCAGGAAGGTCTACAATTCCTCCTTTCTTTAAAGAAATCCAGTAATATCTACCTTCTTCATCTTCCTTGCGAACTTTAGTAAGTTCACCAAGATTGATGAATTGCATTTTAATATTCCTCCACTTGTAGATATACAGTTGTGATATCTCCTGCTGCTGCTGCTGTTACTGCTAGCATAACTCTTCCAAATACCACATAAGGTACTGGGACCACATAGGTTCCATCAAATGTTAAATCTGCAGCTGCATTGTCTTGTGCTGCTCTTCTTGGATAATACACTGAGTTATCTGCATCTGGATCTGCTCCAAGTCCACCAATATTTAGAACTTCTTGTAATGCATCCCCAACTGCTAATGAGTCCTCTGGATTCATCTCCCATAAATTGACATCTCTATCTGATGAACTTGAATGTGTTGTATTAGAATAAATTGTTTTTATTGACAAAATCTTGCCTCTAATCACATTACTGAATGTTGTCCCAGTTGTAGCACCTACTGCTATTGTGTTCTGGATCTTATGCATAGTTATCTTGCTTGCCATTTGTCCTCCGTTGCCTTTCGGCCGTTATATATGAGTTAATAAAAAGAAAATAAAAAAAATTTATTTGAAGAACTTCTTCTTCTTTGGTTCTGCTTTTAGAGCTTTCTTTGGTTTACCTTCACCATTACAAAGAGAACATAGTTCTTCTTTTGCTTTAGCAAATCCACCACATTCTAGACATGACATTCTTATGCCTCTCTTACAATTAAACCAGCACTTGAGTAATTCTTTGATAATAGAATCCCAGTACCAATCTTTGCAGTTGCTTTGTCATTTCCGTATCCTGTAGTTGTTCCTGCAGAACCGAATGTATTGTTTACCATTACTCCTGTTCCATTTAGATTTGAGCCAGTTGTTCCTTCAAAATAGACACCAATTGTTCCAGATGCTAATGATGGAATAAGGCCTAATGCATTATTTTTGAATACAAATCCATCTCCAAATCCTGAGCCTCCACTCCAGATAACTGCATCTGAGTTTGAACCTGCAGAGAAGTCATTGTTTTCAATAACTACATCTTGAGGAACGGTGCTGTTTGTTCCTAGTAGGTTAATGTCACACACATTCTTATAGAATCTGTTTCCAGAAATAAGAACTTGCCATGCATTACCTTCTGCGGACCACATAATTGCTCCACCAAGTTTCCCATTTGTAGCATGTCCTTTACAATTTTTAAAGTGACATCCTATGATTGATGTTCCAAATGCAGATTTAGCTGCATAGTCATCATCCAATAGAATACCTCCTCCAGTATTGCCTGCTCCATTAAAGCCAAGGTTTGCTATTAAACATCCTGGTGCTCTAATAATTAGGATTGCTGTGGTTGTTCCTGTACCATCTTTTAATTGTGGTAGTCCACCTTGAGTTCTTCCTCTACTGACTCCGATTATTGATAAATTTGAAGTTGCTGCAGGGATAATTATGTTTTCTTCATAACTTGTTGGATCTCCTGTAAAGTCAGTTAGGTCCTTTGCAGTTACAAATATTGTATCTCCTGGTCCTGCTTTTGTTACTGCTGCTTGGATTGTAGTTAATGCTACATTCCAACCTTTACCACTATTTCCTGCTGCTCCATTAGTTCCATCTACGTACCATACATCTCCTTCTGCATTTACTCCACTAACTCCTTGAGAGAAGGTTACGTGTTGGTCCCATGTATATGGTCCTCTCGTGTATGGTGGTGCTGCTGCATTTCCACCGACTGATCTCAATCCTTGATTACCCATTTTATTTTTCTCCCTTGAGGCTCAATAGCCCCCCTATAATTTATAGAGTGCTCTCACCAAGCGGCCTCAAGTCCCCTTGATACGGTCATCACTTCATAAAAAAATAAAATAAAAAAAATGTTTAGTAAGCATATATAATGAAATTATATATGTTAGTTCCTGCTGCACTTGTTGATAGAACAATAACACCTGATGAATTACTATCTACTGTGCAGGTTGCAACTGCTCCAACGTCTCCAGTTGTGGTCATAGACATACAATGAGCTGAGTAAACTTTACTTGCTCCGTAATCTCCCAAGTCAATTGCTACTGAGTCAGTTCCACCTATAAATGTTGCTGGTGTTGCTGCTAGTATTACTTTAACACCTGCATTTGGTGCTACTTCTGTAATTGTGCATACTTCTCCTAGTGCTCCCATTTTTCATTTCCTCCTTATGCTATATTGTCTATGAAAGCATTAAATGCTGTACTTCGCATTATCAAACATTCATAAATCTTCAGCATGAATTTGCTAGAATCATTTGTTTTTGCTAGCTGTTCATAAGTCATATCCTGCAGAACTCTCATCTCAATATAATCCATATCAAGGAAGTAAATCTGCTTTGCTCCTGAAGTATTACTCAAGAACATTGAGGGTATAACTGGTATTGGTCCAACCATTGTCTGGATGATTAACATTGGAGGCACACCGAATAGGATTTCTCCTGTCTGTGGTGCAAATCTGAATGTATCCAACATTAACTTTCTCAAGTCAACAACTACTGAACTTGATGCAACTGCTAGGTTTGGCCTACCACCATCATCAAATGCATATCTAATTGCTGTCTCTACATCGTCCCATGTTAATGCTGCTGCTGATAAGTCAACTACATTTGTGGTGTTCTGTAACTTTACAATTCCAGAGAATTCACTTGCTGTAGTGCTTGCATCGCCATTAACAATTAATTCTTCTTCCAGTTCTTTCATTGCTCTAGCTTTAACTAATACTTCGATTTGAAGTGCATTAGCTGCTGCTGCATTTCCGAATGAACCGCTTGGTGGTTGTGCTCCTGCTGGTTGAAATCCTTCTAACATATATGAAGGCATTGCTGCTTGCATAGGTCCTAGAACTCTACCAACTGCATAAAGATACTTGATTGCTGTACTAGCTCTATCATATGTATCGTCTGTTTCAGGAAGTGCTGCATCTGCTACTGCTGTGTAGCCTCCGCCTTTTGCAGTTATAACATTATAATCTGCTGTAGTTCCCTGATTTGTTACTCTAGGAAACATTTCCACTAGTGGGGTAAATTTCCTAGACTGGTCTACGATCCTTGGATCAACATAAACTGGTACAAGTGCGTATCCTGCTGTTCCTATTCCACCTGATGCTGGACCAAGTGCTTTTAATCCTGCTTCATATCTGGTCTTTAGGTCTGGGACCATATCAACCTTATGTAATGGATCGTAATAACGTGTTTTGTTTTTCAAAGCACCGAATGAGTGCTGGTAAGCTCCCACATTATCGAATCCTTGTGCTACTGATTCTGTTCTTGCTGTCATTTTATTCCTCCTTATATTCTATCTAATGGTCCAATTAATTTTGGTGCAGAGTCTGCTGATTTAGCTTCGCTGTCCCCTTTCTGTGGTCCCATTGACTTTATTTGTGCCTTCTCAACGATAGCTTTTAGCTCTTCGTTTTCTTTTTGTAAGGCTTTTATCTGTGATTTGATTTCTACCAAATCGTCAGATGATTTTGCTTCTGCTTCTGGTTCAGCAACCGGTTCAGGTGCTGGTTCAGCAACCGGTTCAGGTGCTGGTTCTGGTTCTGCAGGAACTTCTTCAGCTGGTTTTTCTTCCTCTGCTGGAGCTTCTTCTACAGGTGCCTCTTCCTTTGGCTTCTCTTCCTCTACTAGAGGAGATTTAACTTCATCTTCTACCATGTTGTTTACCTCGTTTGATTTATTCTCTTGACTTTTAACAAAATCAAGGCTTTTAGCCATGACACTTGTCATGCTTGCTGCTGGATTAACTGGGTTTCCAGTCAATGCAACGTTTAAAAGATTGACACTCTCAAGTAGTCTAACTTCTGACCCATCCTTGAGTGCTGTGATTCCTGTTTTCATTGGTATGTATGCTATTGAGAATGCATCGAAGAAGCCTCCTTTAATTTCTCTCCATACTTCTTCAAATGTTTTTATGATCTTGCCTGATGAATTGACTGATTTCCAGTCTGGATTGAGTTGGAACCCAACCTCTACACCCTTTGCTGTTCTCTGGTATTTTATTCTTTTACCTAGCGGGCTCTTCGTTTTTGCGATTTGCATATGAATCTCAGAATTTCCGACCATTGACTCGTGTTCGAAGTCTAATTTAATGGTTCGTGTATCTAGCTGTTGAAACATTCCATCAAGGCATGCCTTTGTGCAGACATCATTCACTAGGTCTTTATCGCCTGTGCTTATCAGTCCTTCAATATAGAAGTCCTTGCCTGATTCTTTGGCCTCAGCCTTGTATTCCAACTTATTAGAATTAATGAAAAATAGATTATTAGGTCCCATGTTTAATAATTCAAGAAAAAGGCTTATTTAAATCTTATTACGTTGTAGCATAAAATCAGCTTATTCTGGCATGAATACCCAACTACTACGGCAGTTGACATGCGAGGGTGGTGCTGGTCCTTCCCATCCTGTTTTCTTATCTTTAAAATTATCATTTACATCTACAACTTGGCCATCTAATCTCCTACATATATCTGATGTTCTTGAATCTATAGCTGACATCCATCTTTTTTTACCAGGTTCACCACTTTTCTTATATGCTATCCATCTGCCATAATTTTGTGCTCGCGCTGTCTCAGTCCTGGCGATTGCTTCAGCTCTGTTTTCAGAAACATTGAACACCTTCTCAATTCCTTTTTTGATTTCTCCTATTCCCATCCCTTGCATAAAGGATCTTTTGAGTTCGCCTCTCAGTTGTGTTGCTAGGCTTTCACTCATACCTTTGATGTTCTCAAATGTATAGTTTTGAATATAACTAATTGCTGCTTGGTCTGGTACAAAGTTCTTATCTAGATGTCTTTCTGCTTGGTCCCATCCTGACATGAAACTGGCTTTAATTGAAGCATATGTAACTCCTTTTAGTAATTCGAATGATATTAAATTCTTTAGGCTATTGATAATGTCATTAACTGATTTCACTTCTGATAATACACTCTTGCCCATCTCTTTCTCTATTGCTGTAATTAAATCATCTTCAATCTTGTTGAGTACAAAATCAACAGCTTCTATAAACTGTTCTTCTCCTGGTATCTCTCCTTCTTTTAGAATTAACGGACTTTCATTTGATTGTGCTTTTTTTTTTGGTTTCTCTTCTTCAGAATCCTCTTCTTCGTCATCTTCCTCATCATCTTCTTGTGCTGATTCTGCTGCTCTCCTAGCATCTGGACTCAGTGATTTCTTACTAACATGTTCTCTTGTGATTTCTATTCCTACTATCTTTTCTAATAATTTAATTCTTCCA